AAAATCCTTAATTTCATTTGGATTTATAATTCTAACTAAATATCCTGCTTCTTCTAATATTAATTGTATTGTTAATGTTTTTCCAATACCATGATTTCCGCTTATTATTATAGAATTATTTTTTGGTTTTATTTTTATATTAGATAACCATTCCTTGAATTTATTGATTTGATTTTTATGTCCTATTATTTGATTTAAAATTTTTGGTCTATATTTATTAATCCATAAAGAATCCATTAATAAAATTATAAATTAATGTCTAAATAATTTAAAAATAATAAACTTATTTCTTTAAAAAGTTAAAAAAAATAAGCTTTTTTACGCTTTGATGATATTTATTTTTCACAATAATGATACTTAAAAAAAAGTTTAAAAAAATTATTTATAAAATTATTTCTATTCTATAATATATATACATGGACTCCGATAAATATAATAGAAATGAAAGAAAAGGTAATTCTTCTATTAATGATGAAGTACAAAAACTTTTACGCAAAAATGGTAAAATCACATCTCAAGACTTTATGAGATTAAGAAGCCAATACAAAGACGATGATTTAGTTAACAGCATCCAAAATGCTTTTGCTGAAAAACACAGCAATATTTCCAAAAAAGCTAAAAAGTTTGCTCAATTAATCAGAGAAAAATACAGCCAAACCCAAACTCCTTTCCACACTTTATTAGAAAAAGCCCACAAATACAAAGTTAAATATGGTTTAACTGATGATGAATTTGCTGAATTCCAAAGAATCTATGAACAAGAATTAGTTGGTTTAAAAAGCACTGAAGTTGTCCAACCCCAAACTAACTTAATGAAAGTTTTAGGTGGTATCACTTTAGATTACAATGGTTTCCAAGGTAAATTAAATGATAATGACTTTAAATATTTACAAGAAATCTTAAAATTATACGCCTCTACCAGACCTTTACATGCTCAAGTATTACTACAATCCATGCAATACACCGACTGTGATTTACAAGCTTTAACTGGTACCTACAACAGAGATTTACACCGTATCGGCGAACACGTACACCCTGTTGTTGCTGCTCTTTTCTTACCTAAATTCAATATTGTTGAAAACTTTTTCTTATTCTCCAATATTGCTGGTATTGTTAAATCCAGATACAATGGTGAACCTTTACAATCTAGACCTGACTATGAAGTATTCTATGCTTTAACTACTGATCCTAATGATGTTGTATGTGATAACAGATCCCCTGTTCTCGATTTATTAAACAGAGCTCAATTACAATCTCAATTATGGAACTCTGTCTTACACTTAAGAAACGGTCAATATTACAATGCTTCTTTCAAAGACTTTGTAACCTCTGTTGATATGTGCAGATTAAACAAACAAGATACCCCCGATTTATTATATGGTAGATTCGATGGTGTAATCATCAAAAGATTATTATCTGCTTTCTCTTTCAGACCTACTGTTGTTGCCACTACCCCATTAGTAAGCAACACTGTTTCATTAAATCCTTATTTACTCAATTCTAGACCTTTAGTAACTTCTGTTCCTATGATCAATATGAGATTACCCCCTCAATTAAACAACTCTGGTCCTATTGAATTAAAGAGTGCTCTTGAACAAACCCAATACTTCTTAGAAGGTGGTGCCATTGTTCCTAGAAACACTTCTCTCATCTGGTCTCGTGGTGTATTAGTATTCTATGTTGACCGTAGAGCTACTTCTATCTCTTACAATGATCAAATGAATCAATTCTCTATGAACATGTTACCTGCTTCTGTTGCTATTGGTGGTTTCGAAAGAATTAATATTGCAACTGTTCTTGTACCTGATGCACTCAATATCAGAGATGAAATCTACAGCTTAAGATCTGTTGTAATTTCTGAAATTAACAATGCTCATGACTCCAAAAACTTAGTTATTGGTTCCTCTGCTTTAGTCAGACAACCTGCCGACCATTCTGTTGGTAGACATGATACTAAATTTTACTACTATGATCCTTATGGCCCATTAAAAGCTATCGGTCAAAGCCCTGTCACCACCATTGCTTTCCAAGATGATGATCACTTTGATAATGGTTTCCTCAACATGGCCCAAAAAGTAGGTAATGTTTTCGTCTATGCTTCTGATGAATCTACTGATGAAAAGAGAGAATTATCTTTATAAATAAATAATATTTAAGCTTCATTAATATATTAAGTCTATCTAGATAAATTAACTTATAATAATATTATAAGTTAAATTATAAATATTTTCAAACCTTAACAAGTATTTACATTTTAAAATAGTTAGCTGTAGATGGTAATGTACGATTTAATTTTTTTGTATTAATTGGTAATGGAGGACCAACAGGTTGTGTCTCAATATCTCTTAAATAACCTATTTTTTGATCTACATTTGATATAACATTTGGTAATATTTCTCCAACTACTTGACAATTTAAATCTTTAATTTGATTTTGTATATTATAGGGTAAATTTCTTGAATATTCAATAAAAACATATCTCATAACTACTAATAAATCAGCTTCTTTTTGAGGGCAAATTAAAAATTGTTTATTTGTTTTATTATAAACTGATAATATTAATTGTTTATTGATTAAATCAACATTTTCTTTAGAAAAGAATGTTTTTTCTAAATCACCAACATTGCATTCAGATATTTTTAATTCATTTTTAACCAACTGTTTTCTTAAAGCTTTGCCTCTAACATTATCGGAAAAATATGCAGATGGCATTTCTTCAAAATCAAAGGTTGGTGTTCCTGATATATTTTTTACTTCTGTATTTAAATCAGGAAGTTTTTTTAAATTCATTTTCATCATTATATTATATTAGAAAATTTTAAAAGTTAAATAATATATATTTTATATTATTTATCTGGTCTAAAAGTTTGATTCTTAGTTTAATAATTTTAATTAAAAAATGTATATGTTTCAATAACTGTTTTATCTTCTGGAACAACTATTTCAGGATAAGAATATAATGACGAAGAAAATACAGATTCAATTTCTAATTGTCCTTTGTTATTTTTATGTATTACTTTTTTCTTTTTATCGTCATTACCTAAATATATTACCCAATCATATTCGTCATATCTTTTTTGTCTTACCATTAGAGAACCTTCACGATAATCTGGCTTGGCTAATAAATTTAAGCTATCTTTTTCTAATTTTGTTAATAATTTACCAACTTTACTGTTAACAAATTCCTTAAAACAATTAGGTAAAATTTTAGAAACTTCTGATGTTGTTCCTAATTCATTTATTATTTCTGTAATTTTATTTTCTATTTCAGTATCTAATTTATTACCGCCAAATTTAGTAAATTCACCAACAGTTAAAATATTTGGTAAATCAGTTTTTAATAAATTTCCAAAAGATGTTTTACCACTATTTTGTTTAAATATTTTACCATAAATCTTAAATTGTATATCAGTTGAAGTCGAAGTAACATCTGCAAAATTTGAATCTATAACAACCATGTATCCATAATTTGGTACATAATATTCAATATTATTTACTTTATATACCCAACAGCTATTACCAGTACCGTCTGTTTGTACATCTTTTATAAATACATTATTTTCTAATGAAAAATTATTAAAATATATTCCTTCTTTTTCCATAACAGCACAAGCATAAATTAATTGGAATAATATTGATTTCCAAACTTCTGGTTTGTGATAACCAGTTGCTATCATTTTTTGAACCGTACCATAAGATTGATATACTTTTGAATTCCATTTTAATATATTAGTATTAGGAGCTTCTGTTAATGCTACTAATATTTTTTCAGAATCTTCAGTTAAATCTGAAGTTGTTGGAGGCTTTGGTGCAACACTTCCTAATGTTTTTTCTTTTAATTCGCTACAGAACTTGATAACATTGATAATTTCTTTGTTAATAAATCTTCATCATCGTTTCCTAATGATTTTTTAACTGAAATTCTCGGTTGAACATTATTTTGTCCAGGTAATACAACCTTTGCTAAACTTCTGGATTTTACACCAGTTGATGTTGGACCCGCTATTATATCATCTAATGTTAATTTAAAAGTATCATTAATTTTTTTTACATTTGTTTGTTGTAATTCATATACATCTCTATTTTTACTTTTTTTAATATTATCTAAATCTTTAAATCCAATTTTTGATTTTTTATCAAGTACATGTAATATTATATTAATAAAGTTTGGTGATATTTTTCTTTTAATTATTGTATCAACCCAGTTGTAATAATTAATATCTCTCCAAGCGTCAAAATAATCACAATCTAAACCCGCATAATTTAAACATCTTACAGCACCTAATGATAATTTGTAAATTCTCAAGTTAAATGCCATTGATGTTGGGGTTGTTTTTAATACATGATCTTCTTTATTATATCTAATAGGATATGCAGAACGATATAGTAAAAATCCATTTGGTATATCATCATAAGGTGATGGTTTTAAACTATAAGGGTTAATATCAAATATTTTAACCCAAGATAATAAACTTTTATCTCCTCCTTTTAATGATAACTCTTCACCATCGTATTTATCTAATATACTACTTCTCATAAAATTTTTAATTGCTTCGCGTTCATTTAATTTAATAAATGAATATGTGGTTTGATCACTTGGTAATACATCTTCATAAACTTTATTAATTACTGAATGATTTCCTAAAGGATCACTCAATGATATATTATAAATTTTATGAATAGGAGGTTGATTTGGTACAAAATTATATGGTGCCATTTTACTTAATAAAGTATTATTTACATCATACAATGGAATCATTCCTGGTGGAATATCTGGTTCATCAAAATCTGTATCCATACTTTTTTTTGTTTCAAATTTCTCTACTGGAGGTTCTAATGGTTTATCGCCATCTCTGGGTGGGAATGGTCTGTCAGTTCTAGGAGGAAATGGTCTATCAGTTCTAGGGGGAAATGGCCTATCAGTTCTAGGGGGAAATGGTCTATCAGTTCTAGGGGGAAATGGCCTATCACCATCTCTAGGGGGAAATGGTCTATCGGTTCTAGGAAGGAAAGCTTTACTTTCCGAACTGGGAACTCTGTTCCCGGGTGGTAAAGGTGGTTTACCATCAGTTCCCTTATCCCAAGCAGGTTTTAAATGTCTTACATTATCTGCTTCTATTTTTTTTGTTTCATTAGTTTGTAAAATTTCAGGTCTATTTACATGAGGATTTTCAAATTGTGCACCACCTTTTAATTTTCTTATTCCAGGAAATAATTCATTGTCAGGTTCCTTTGATAAATTTTTATTATTAAACATTTTTAAAGTATTATCTTCAACGTTTAATTTTCTAACCATATAACCTTTTTGGTTACCTAATATAGAATCATTGTCAGAATCCATTTTAACTTTATTCATGTTGGTGTAATATGTATTACTTGAGACTTTTTCTTCTAAATTTTCTTTTTTAATATTTTTATAGTCCTTAAAATAGGGATCGTTTAATAAATCTATTGGTCTAACAACTACAACATTTTTATTTAAAT